CCAGCGACATTTCCCGCTTGCTGGCTGACCGTGCGCTTGAGGTCGCCGAATACCTTCTGCCGGGTGGCAAGAAAAAAGGCCCGGAGTGGCGTGCCGGGTCAGTCGGTGGCGATGCCGGCGATAGTCTCGGGGTGCATCTGAACGGAAACAAGGCCGGCGTCTGGTCTGACTTTTCATCCGGCGAGAAGGGCGACTTGCTCGATCTGTGGATGGCAGTGCGCGGTTGCAATCTGGTGTCTGCCCTGAAGGATGCGGCGGATTTTCTCGGGGTAAAGGTCGATCAGACTTTCCGCGAAAAGCGCGTGTTCCCGAAACCGGCCAGGCCGGAAAGCATCAAGTCGCCGGTTGGTGAAGTCATGACGTGGCTTACCGAAACCCGCAAGCTGGCGCCCGCGTCGATCAAAGCCTACCGCCTTGCTGCCAGCGGAAAGTACGTGGTGTTCCCGCATCTTCGGGACGGCGAGTTGTGCAACATGAAGCGCCGAAACATCGCCGATAAAAAGGATATGCGCGTTGAGTCCGGGTGCGAACAGATGCTTTTCGGCTGGCAGGCAATCAGCGACAACGCCCGCGAGGTGACAATCTGCGAGGGCGAGATTGATGCGGTTTCTCTCCACCAATACGGCTATCCGGCGCTGTCTGTTTTCTCCGGTGCAAAGAATCTCGCGTGGATCGACAACGAGTACAACCACCTGGAACGCTTCTCAACGATTTACCTGTGTTTCGACAATGACGAAATCGGGATTGCTGGCCGCAATCTGGTCATCGAGCGGCTCGGGGTAGAACGGTGCAAGGTTGTCACGCTGCCCGAGAAGGATGCCAATGAATGCCTGGTGCTTGGTCGACCGAAGGCAGAGATTGACCAAGCCTTTGCCAATTCGGCAACGCAAGACCCGGCAGAACTGAAATCGCCGACGATGTTCAGGGATCGCGTCATGCGCCGCTTCTTCCCGGCCAATGATGACGAGTTGGGTACGGCCCTTCCTTGGGTGAAGACGCACAGCATGATTCGCTTGCGCCCGTCTGAATTGTCGATCTGGACTGGCGTGAATGGTCACGGGAAATCACTGCTGTTGAGCTACGTCATGGCAAACGCCATGAAGCGCGGTGAGCGGGTATGTATCGCCTCGTTCGAGCTTAAGGGCGACTTGATGCTGTACCGCATGGTGCGCCAGTTGCTTGGCAGCAAGCACAACAACCGGACAGACATCGACAAGGCTATCGAATGGCTGCATGAACGCCTATGGGTATTCGACTACCTCGGGACTGCCAGAGGTGATCGCGTCCTGGAAGTGTTCGCCTATGCCCGCAAGCGATACGGAATCAATCACTTCGTCATTGATAGCCTGCTGAAGATCGGCATCGCAGAAGACGACTACAACGGCCAGAAAGCGTTTGTAGAACGCCTGTGCGATTTCAAGAATCTGCACGATTGCCACGTTTCGCTCGTTGCTCATTCACGCAAGGGCGAGAACGAAATGAAGGCGCCGGGAAAGATGGACGTGCGCGGCGCCGGGGCGATTACTGATCTGGCGGACTCCTGTTTTTCCGTATGGCGGAACAAGCTGAAAGAGGACGGCAAGCAAACCGAACTGGATTGTGACGCGATTCTTCGCTGTGACAAGCAGCGTAATGGCGAGTGGGAGGGTTCTGTCGGCCTGTACTTCGACCTTGATAGCAATCAGTACCTGGAAGGCCACGAAGACCGCGCCAAGCGTTTCGACTTTCAGAGCTATGTCGAAGAATCAATGGTGGACTTCTGATGCTCAAGTTCATTTCGCGCCTGCTGTGGATTCTGGATTACCGGAAAGCCGACAAAAAATATTGGAAAGACGGGAGATACCGTGGCTGATTTCAAAGTGACAAAACGCTTCAAAGAGCAATTCGACATTTGGGCAAAAAACAAGGTTGCCAATGGCGATTTCACCGCCGAAGAAATTGAAGATTTGAAAGTTCTGCTACGTAAAGACTTCGCGCCAGGACCGGACCAATTGCGCGCTGGCATGACGTTCATCAAGGAGGCTGGCGTTGAAGTGCCGGCAACGATTGACGACCACGAAGAACGCTATCGGGTATGGGATGAATATTTCACCAGCGAGAATCAGATTAACGGCTATGGACGGATGGCAGCATGACTGACGAAATCAACATCGAAGAACGGTCAAAGTTCTATGCGAGAGGTAATGGTCGTAGAAAGCATGGTCTGAGCAAAACAAAAGAATATTACGCTTGGGGCCATATGAAGTCTCGATGCTATAAAGAAACATATTATTTGTTTAAGGAATATGGAGGACGTGGCGTAACTGTATGTGACAGATGGATGTGTTCATTCGAGAACTTTATTGCAGACGTTGGTATGGCTCCAAGCAGAAACCACACGATTGACAGAATTGACAGTAACGGAAATTACGAGCCTTCAAACGTCCGATGGGCTGATTGGAAAACTCAACAGCGTAATCGTAGAAATAATCTAATTGTTGATATTTCTGGTGAGTCAAAAACTCTTGCTGAATGGTGCGAAATATATGGAGCTAATTATCATCATGTTTGGCAACGGATTTCAAAGTTAGGAATGGACCCATTGTTTGCTTTGACTGCACCAAAGCAAATAGGAGGTAAAAAAAATGGAAGAATTTGACATTTGTTTAGAAGAAAAATATTCAGAGCGCGCCGCGATCATGCACTTCTGCGGCGGATTGCCGAAAGAGAAGGCCGAAGCACTGGCGCGTGCTGAGTGTGAAACCTACCGGGAAGAATGGAAGGCCCGGAAGATTGCTGATTCGATGGCCGCACAAGCATGAGGCCGCTAGTAATCACCGGAGAAACCGCCCGCAAGGCCATCTGCCGGCATGTGCTATCTGCGCCAGAGGGTCATGTGGTCCGTATTGGCGAAGCTAGTAGAACGCTTGAACAGAACGCCTTGCTGCACCCGTTGCTTACCGACATCGCCAATCAGTGCGAATGGATGGGCAAGAAGCGTTCAATGCTTCAGTGGAAGGTCATCATGGTTTCCGCCCACGCCATCGCCACCGGCCAGCCGGCTGAAATGGTGATTGGAATAGAGGGCGAAGTGGTCAATCTCCGTGAATCTACTGCAGCGATGAGCAAGCGCAGGTTCTCAAGCCTGGTCGAGTACGTACTCGCATGGGGCGCCATGAATGACGTCGTGTTTAGAAAACAGCCGGTTGAAATCGAATGAGCCTGCCAAAGAAACCGCGTGCTTGCAGAATATGCAAATCACTTTTTCAGCCCGGCAAAGCACTGCAAAACGTCTGCTCATTCGATTGCGAAGTAAAGCTAGGAATGATTCACGCCGAACGCTCAAGGCTGAAGCGCGAGAAAGCCGAGCGTATTGCAGAAGAGGCCAGCCGGAAGATATTGCGCGAACGCATAAAGACAAAAGGCGAATGGATGAAAGAGGCTCAGACGGCTTTCAATCAATTCATCAGACTCAGGGATCAACTTGCCGGCTATCCGTGCATATCTAGCGGGGTGGCTTTGGATTGGTCTGGAAATAACGTCGACGCCGGCCATTATCGGAGCAGGGGAAGTGCGCCACACCTACGCTTTAACGAACTAAACTGCCACGCACAATCGAAGAAAGATAACCGTTATCTGTCAGGCAATGCCGTTGATTACCGTATCGGCCTCATTGCCAGAATCGGCCTAGAAGCCGTTGAATCACTAGAGGCTGACCAGACACCTAAGAAATACACGATAGCTGAACTGAGTGCCATAAAAGCGCATTACGTGGCGAAACTAAAGGAGATGAAGAAATGAGCAAAGAACAAGAGTTGATGGAAAGAATTCAGCAGCAGCAATCAGATTTTGCAAAAGTTGCAGGGCAATTAAGCGCAATTAACAAATATTTAGATGATGCCGGATTTAGCAAGATGAAGCCAACGCATAAACGCGTAAAAGCATTTGCTTTGCAATATCAGATAGAAAAACTCGTACATAAACGCATCATGACAATGAATGGCGCTCCTTATGAAAATGATATTTATGTTGGAGATCCAGATGAGTGATGAAAACAAATCATGCCTAATTGAAGCAATGATGCTTTTAGAAATTGCATTCATGGGAGGGAACGATGATTGGAAATCCGATTTATTGTATGGAGGCCATGATGAGTTCGACATGGTGGCATTTGCACACGGACTTATTCAGTTCGCGCATTCTGGATTCAAGAATGAAGATTTCATGAAAGCAAAAGTTCTTGTTTCAAGAATATCCGCAAGGTTGGCTATCGAAGATGCGCAGCAAAGCGCAAGGAATAACAATGGAAATTGACCGCGACATTTCCCCCGGCGATGAAGCTGACTGCGCTAGTTATTTCATTGAGTCCGTCATTGACGATCATGTGAAAGAGGCCATGCGCATCGCTGCTGCTATTCCTATCGGTTCGCCGGGTGAATGTTCATTTTGTGGAGAACAGTCAGCCCGCTTGGTAAATACAGCGTGCGCTCCATGCCGGGATCGTTACGGGCTATGACCTACGGATGCCATCAATACACCATAACCCGCCTATGCCGATACGACCGCCGGGCAATCGACCGCAAGTGTGACGGATGCAAACGGATCACGGATAGCGAATACCTGAAATCTATGGGGCTGTGGATTAACGGAATCAGTCACAACGAAATAGAAACAAGTGATTTATTCCAAATACCATTGATTCAAATGATGGGTTAGAATAAACAAAACACT